ATAATGGGATTTTTCATAAAGAAGAATCCCTATATTCTAAAAGATATACAAAATGTGCAATTTGCAAATATAAAGAAACTGTTTCTCCAGTAGGAGAGATTTGTAGTATTTGCGGATGTATATTAAAAAACAAATTAAGAGTTCCTGAAGAAAACTGCGAACTTGGAAAATGGTAATTTTTTTTAATAATTTAAATGTTATATGATTATGGATGAAACTCAAATTTTGAAAGGTTTAGAGCCTAAACTTATTATTGGTAATAATGATAATTATTATTCTCAACAGCCTAAAGAAAACCAACTTGAAAGAGAGTTTAGAAAAGCTAAGATTGACAAAGTAAATGAAGATTACGAATCAGTATCTAAAGCTATCAGCGAACAATATGAAACTTTAGAAAAATTAAACAAGGAAATTGAAGATAAACATGGTTCTGTAGAAATTATGCCTTTGACTAGTTATCTTTTAGTAGAACCTTTTAAGTTTAATCCTTTCCAAAAGATTGAAAAAGACAATACTTCTGGTTTAATTCTTTCTAGTAATCTAGATCTAGGTCAAAAGAGTCAAGAAACTGGAGAACATGAATTTAATCAACAATATATTAAAGTTGGTACTGTAGTAGAATCAGGTACTGAATGTAAGTTTGTAAAGCCTGGTGATATGGTTATTTATAATGTTGCTAGTGAAAATATGCTTGCGTTTTATGATACTAACTTTGTAGTAGTAAATGAACAAAGAATTTTGGCAGTAGTTAATGATAAACTTACTGACCGTAAAAAAGAAATTATAAATGGAAGATCAAAATAAAGTATATTTAAAACCTGGTGATGTAGTAACTTTAAAACAAAATCTTCCAAATAAACCTGTAATGTTAGTCATTCGTAAAGAATCTACTTTTTTTAAAAACGACACTACAGGAAGTAATTTGAAAGGAATCCGTTGTCAATGGTTTACTTCAGATGGTTATGAACAACAATCTGTGTTTTCGACAAAGGATTTAAAATTGGTAGACCAATAAATTAATTTATTTTAAAAATATAATATGTCAGTTACTAGTTATCAACAAGGTGGGCAATCTCCTCAAAATATGCAAGAACAAATTACAGCATTAGTACAAGCTGCTATGAGTGGAGATCAAAAAGCTCAACAACAGATTGAACAAGTTATGCAAGCTGCTAAAAATGGTGATAAGCAAGCTGTTCAAGTTGCTCAAATGATTCAACAAATTGCTCAAGCTATGCAAAAACAAGCTCGTACTCATGCTATTGGTGGAAGACTTGCTTATATTCATAAGCTTCGTACTGGAGTTAATCTTGATGAAGAAGTTACTTATCACAAAAAAGGCGGCAAAGTTGAAAAGAAAGTAGTTAAGAAAGAAGACAAAATGAATAAAAAAGAAATGAAACCTTCTTCTACTAAAAAGACTTTCTTTAGTTAAGTTTCAATCCTCAGTAGCAGAAGCTATTGAGGATTTTTTATTTTATATAATGATTTAGGATTTATGGAAAAGTTTTTTATGTATAATCAACAGACTCACATGGTAGAATTAAATGTCCCAGAAGTATTGTTGATAAAAGAATTTCAAGATTTATTTATAGAAGATAATTCAAAAGATAAAGAATTAGTATTTAGACAAATTTCTTATATTCATTTAGCTCTTGCTTGGGATAGTCCTTATGCTCAATATAGTGAAATGGAACGTCATAAAGAAGCATTATTAGATTCAAATATGACAGAAGAAGAATTTAATAATCCTACATTTAGAGCTGCTTGTAGAAAATATAGGGAATTACAAGAATCAAATAAATCTATAAAATTATTAAAAGCTGCAAGAACTGCTGCTGATCAATTTATAGACTACTTTGAAAATGTAGTAGATTTAAATGAAAGAGATCAAAATGGTAAACCTATTTTCACAGCAGAAAAAGTAATGAAAGAAATGACTTTACTTAATAGAGTTCACCAAGAGCTTGTTGATCTTGAAAATAGAATTAAGAAAGAAATGACTGAACAATCTCAAATTCGTGCAGGTGCAATAGAAGGTTTTGAAGACTATGAAGACTAATATAATTAAAGAAGCAAAAATAGTAATAGATGACATAGTTTCAGATTTAAAAAAAGATTCTAAGAAAAAAACTTTAAAAAATACTAAAAAACCAAAAATATTAAAAGAAAAATATATTGAATGGGATATTCCTATTGAATCAGAAGTTTCTTTTTTTGATGCTAGTTTATCTTATGAACTTTCTGGATACCGTCCTATTACAAAAGAACTTGGATTAGATTTTAATCCTGAATGGTTTTTAGAAGCTAGAAATAATTATTTAAAAACAGGACATTATACACAATATTTAATTGGCAGTAAAGGTTATAGAGATTTTTGGCATAATGAGTATAAAAAATGTAAAAAAGGAGTTACTATAAACGGATACACTGTTACTGGAGAACATTATTTCTTTTTAAACTATTATCAGCTTCCTATAGTAGATGGTTCTAAAAAAGCAGGTAGTGGTAGAAATAGAGATTTTCCTTCTTTTTTTGTATCTCAGTATCAATTTTTTCATTATGTTGATTTAGCTAAAAAAACTCACAAACATATAGCGTTGATGAAAGCTCGTGGTATTGGTTTTTCTGAAATCGGTGCTTCTATGGCTACAAATCAATACATTACTGTAAGAGAAAGTATAACTATGATTTCTTGTTATGATAAAGGAAAATTAGAAAGAACTTTATCAAAAACTTGGAATGCTTTAAGATTTTTAGATAGTCATACTGATGGAGGTATGTTTAAACTCAGACAATTAAGTGATACAGCTTTAGTTAAAAAATCTGGTCACTTTAATACTTCAAAAGGTAATAAAGTACCATCAGGTTGGCAATCTACAATTGAAGGAGTTGTTGCTGATGATCCTCAAAAGATTCGTGGTGATCGTGTAGACTTACTTTTACTTGATGAAGCAGGAAGTTGGCCTGATCTTTTAAAAGCAGTGGTGCAAGCTCAAGCTCTTGTTGAAGTTCAAGGTTCTAGTTTTGGTACTATTTCTCTTGGTGGTACTGGAGGTGATAAAGGCGCAGCTCTCGCTGGTTTACATGCAATTTATTATAATCCAGAATCTTATGGAGTTTTGCCTTATAGACATAATTATACTAGTGATAATTCTACAATTCTTTCTGCATATTTTATTCCAGCTTTTACACAATCTATGGTTCCTGGATTAACAGATCATAGAGGATATTGTGATGAAGAACTAAATAAAGAGCATCTTCAAAAAAGAAGAGATCAATATTTAAATGTTCCTCAATCTTTAATACATCACTGTGCAGAGTATTGTTGGAATGCAGAAGAAGCTTTTGCTTTAGAAGGTGATAATAAATTTAATAAAGTTTTACTTTCTGAACAATTAGCTCAGATTCGTTTACACAAAATAGGACCTCAACCAGAAAATGGATATATAGATTATATTTATAAAGATGGTAAAAGAGATCAAGAAAATATAAATGGATTTAAATGGATTCCTAATAAAGATGCTAAAGTGCAAATTTTAGAACATCCAATATGGTCAGATCTTTACAAAGAAGATATAAAAAGACAAAAATTAAAAGCAGAAAGTGAAGGAAAATCATTTGAAATGCCTTCTTTTGTAGAAAAACCAATGGATAATTTATATGTTGCTGGTGTCGATGGTATTGATATTGGAAAAAATCAAACATCATCAAGCACTAAAGACGCTTCTGAATTTTGTTTAATTATTTACAAAAGAGCTTTTGGGATGCAAGATCCTAAAATAGTCTGTATGTATAAAGAAAGACCTAATGAGATTAGAACTGCTTATAAAACAGCACTATGTTTATTAAAATATTATAATTGTAGAGTTAACGTAGAAGCAACTAGAGTAGGTTTTATAAATTATGCTAGATATAGTAATCAGTTAAAATGGTTTATGAAAAGACCACAAGCTACTTTGCAAAACATTAAAGATGGCACTTCTAAATCTTATGGAACTCCTGCTACTGCAACTATTATTGGGTTACATACAGACCTTACTGCTAATTTTGTAGAAGATTATTGTCATACAATATGGTTTGAAGAAGTGATAGACCAACTTGTAAGATATAGTGATGAAAATAAACGTAAGTTTGATATTATTGCAGCTTTAGGTATGGCTCTTTTAGCTGATCAAGAATTAACAGGAAGAGTTCCTAAAATAGTAGAAGAAATTATAGATGATTTTCAAGATTTTGGTTATTATATTGATGAACATGGTTATCGCCAATTTGGTGTAATACCAAAAGAAAATAAAATTAATGTTAAATTTGGAGGAGGACAAGCTTATGACCCATACAGAATTGAAACATCAGATACTAGATTTTATCAAAACTTTAACTGGTAAAATTTTTGTAGGAGATATAACAATAAAATCTCTAAATCCAGGATATTCAGTAGGAATTGAATATAGACAATATGATCCTGTATTTTATACAGCAGAACTTCCAGACGAAGAATTTCTTAAATTTATAAAAGAAGAAATTAGAAAATCTGGACATATAAAAGTAGAAAGAAGAAAATTAGAATCAGTAGCTCCTAATACAACAAGAAATAATTTTTTATCGCCTTATGATGAAAGAAGAATTAATACAAAAGACTAATGAATGTATTCAAGATTTAGTTTATGATAAATGGGAACTTCAAAAAGCCTATAATTATTATGAAGGATTCAGAGATAAAAGACAATATGAATATCTTGAAAAGAATTTTGGTATAGGAAATCCAACTTCTGTTTCTTTTACTCCTTTAGTTAAAAAGCATATTGATGCTTTAGTTGGTGAATTTTTAGGAACTCCTATATTACCTAAAATTTCTTGTAAAGATACTGATACTATTTCAAACATAAATAGAGAAAAGCAACTTGAAATTGATAATAATATAGTCAAATTTCTTAAAAACCATTTAACAAATTCATTACTATCTTTTGTAAATGGTAAAGATATTACAGATAAAGCTATTAAAGATCAATTAGATAAAGTTATTGAAGAAATAGATCAAAATTATATTTCAAAATATGAAATTGCAGCTCAAAATGTAGTTCAGTATGTTATGCAATCTAGAGAAACTGATATGATAACTAAACATAAACAGCTTCTTTTAGATGTATTAATTTCTGGAACTCCTTTTTTTAGAGTTACTGAAACTCCTAGTAAAGAAAATATTGAAATAGAAGTTTTAGATCCTTTGAACACTTTTATTGATAGAAATCCTAATAGTATTTACGTAAAAGATTCTTATAGGGTAGTTGTTAGAAAGTGGATGTCAAAAAGTCAGATTTTAAATCTTTACGGCAAAGATTTAACTGAAGACGATATTACTACTTTAAGATCTTATTGGAATCAACATGGAACAGGATCTCATTATGTTTCTGTCGGAGGAAATTGTCAATCTACAGGTTGTGAAGGAGGTGTCAAAGTAAGTAGTGAAAATCTTCCAGGATATCCTAAAAGAACAGAAGGCGGAATTAATACAAATTTACTTCCTGTTTATGAAGTAGAATGGTTAGAAACTGATAAAGATCATGTTATGTATAGATATTCTTCTGTTAGAATTGATGAAGGTATTTATATTTTAAATGGAAAGGATGAGCATTCTACAAGAACTAGAAATAATCCAAATTACACTTGTTTAAAGACTAATGGTGTACATTTTTGGAATCATAGTAATGCTCCTTTTTCTTTAATGCAGGCTTGTATTCCTATTCAAGATAAATATGATTTATTGTTATATTATAGAGACAATTTAATTGCAAGTTCTGGAGGTGTAGGAGATTGGATAGACCTTTCTTTAATTCCTAAAAATTTAGGAGCTAATTTTCCAGAAGCTATTCAAAAATGGTTAGCTTATAAAAAAAATGGTATTGGTCTTTTAGATACAACTCAAGAAGGAAGGAATAATAATGGAAATTCTCCTATGAATACTATTTTCAATGGATTTGATAATACAGTTAAACAAGCTTCTGTAGCTGCAATTCAAACTGCTATAGATTCTTTAGAATATACATTATCTTCAATTACTGGAGTCTTTAGAGAAAGATTGAATGGAATTGAACAAAAAGATGCTGTTACTAATATTAAACAAGGAGTTACAAATTCATTTATTATTACAAAACAGTATTATCAACAAATGGATCTTCTTACTTGTGAAATTTTAACAGATTGTTTAAATCAAGCAAAAGTAACTTGGAAATATGGATTAACTGGAATTTTAGTTTTAGGAGATCAGCAACAAAAGATTTTTACAGCTTTACCTGAAGAATTTACAGTTTCTGATTATGATATTCATGTAATTAGCACTACACAAATTCTTGAAGAAATTCAACAAATGTGGGGAATTATTCCAGAATTAATTAAAGCAGGACAACTTTCTCCTGATATTTTATTTGAAGTAATGGCTTCAAAAAGTTTATCAGAAATTAAAATGAAAGTTAGAAAAGCGGTTGAGAAACAAAAGAAAGAAAATGATATGATTCAAAAATTAAATCAAAAACTTGAAGAAGTTTCTCAACAAGCTCAACAGTTGCAATCAGAATTACAAAAAGCTCAAAAAGAACTTCAAGATAACGATCAGAAACGATTTGAACTCGAGCAACAAAAATTGCAACTTGATAATAAACTTAAATGGTTCCAAGCTGAAACTGAAAGAAAATATAGAGAAGCTCAAACAAATCTTGCTACCAAAAGAACCGAAATTGAAATATTACAAGTTAGGGATGGAAATCCTTATAATGATCAAATTAAACATACAGGTTTAACTTCTTTAAACAGTTAATATGATAGAAATTAAAGAAACAATTCAAGGGGACATCTTTTTAGAAGAGTCCCCTTGTAAATTGAAATTATATGAATCTTTATTATTTGAAGATAGTATTTCTTTAAGCATTATTTATAGAAATACTACAAAAAATAAAGAAGCTCTTTCTGCTTTTATTCATGATCATTCTGTTCCAAAAATAACAAATGTTTTTGAAATTGCTTATGATGGATGGTACACTATTTATCATATAATAGTAAATAAAAAAGATTCAAAAAAAGATCCTATAAAAGGTAAACTATATAGTGATGGAAAGTTATTATTTATCTATGATGGAAATCAATATAAAGAATTTGAAGTAGAAACTCTAAATTCTGTTAAAGAATTAGAAACTATGGTAGAATATTTATATACAGAAGACGTATTTTCATTGTATAATTTATGGCAATGTTATCTGAATTACATTAAAAAATTACTAGAAGAAGAATGTTCAAAAGACTCTAAATGTTCCGACTGTAAAAATGTAATGTATGATAATAAAAATCTTATATGGATATTTTTAAATGCTTTAAATTATTATATAGAATTTGGCAGATTTGAAGAAGCTCAAAGTTTTTTAGAAGATATTTCTGGATGTAATTCACTTTGTGCTAATGAGATGTTTGATAAAACTTTTGATTGCGGTTGTGGAAAATGAAATTAAGTGTAGAATTAAAAGCGGATGAATTTGTTTCTATTATTGAAACTTTTTCAGATTATTTATCAGAAAAAGGTATGTATTCTAAAAACAAGTTTCATGTTTCAGAAACTGTTTCAGTGGATATATTCAAACTTAATTCTGTTAATAACATAAATTGGACTGAAGCTGTTATTGTAAATAGAGCTGAAGATCAATCTGTGCCAAAAATAAAATTGAAAATGGATGGCTGGTTTACAGCTATTCATATAGTAATTCCTAATTCAGAATGGGTTTACAGAGAATTAGATAAACCTAATTCAATTATAAAAACTTATGATATTGTTTATTTTGCAGAAAAAGATAAAATATATTCTTGCAAAAAAGGGGTGATTAAAGATTCTTCTTTAGAAGAACTTCTTAATGAAGATTGTATAAATACTACAATATCAAAAGTTACTCAAGAATATGTTAATATAACTAATCTAACAGAAAGAGTAAATTCTCTTTATATAGAATTGTTTAAAACAAGAATTATCAACGGTGGTTGTAAATTAGATCCTTGTGAAGCTAATAGATTAGAATCTCTTTTGCATTTAATTAGCCATTATGTAAGGGTTGGGCAACTTGCAGAAGCTCAAAGAGTAATTGAAAAATCAAATTACTTTCAAGATTTTAAAAAATTAGAATCTTCTAAAATAAAAATAACCTCAAATTGTGGATGCTCATGAAATGCACTAGTCAAATAAATGAA